CAAAACCGCCTGTGTTATTAGGCACAATTCCCATTAATTGCGGTGGCACACGATGGGCCGCCAATACATCATCACGGCTTGCATTTTTAATATTTAAGAAGTCATCTTTCGCCACTGCATCAGACAATGGAATGACTTGCATTCCGTCTTTCTTGCCGTTTGGAATATACACGAATAAATTCTTAAAGTTGCCAGTGCCTTTTGTTTGACGGATTTGTGTTTTGATTGCTTCAATGTCGTCTTTGTTTTGCGTTGGGTCCGTCATATAGATAATCGAACCCGCATGCGCACCGTTCAAATAATATTTGCGACGGAACAATGTTGCACTTTCATTCAAAAAAGCTGATTGTAATGCCGCTAAATATTCCGGCACGCCGTAAATCTCTTGGTTTACATCAGGGTTGATCAGATTAAACACCGCATCTTTCGGGAATTCATATTCATCAAAGCCATTAACAATCTGATAAAAAATGCCTTTCTCCACGCCAACGCGCATATATTTTGCAAGGGGCGATTTTAACGCAATCACTTTTCCGAAAGTGTTTTCAACTTTTTCAAGATAAGCATTGCCGAATACTAAGTAATCTTGCACCAGTTTTTCTAACTGCGTGCGTGGTAAAAGTGCGGTCGTTTTACAGGTAGAAAGCAAAATGTTTTTCTTCACCGTGATCGCACTGTTATGATGTGCAGATGCATTTAAGGCTTTGGCAAGATAACTTAAATTAATTGGCGGGTTGTAATATTTCTCATACATCAACACGCTTTCGAAATAATTAAATACTTCTGCACGGTCAAGCACGGGAATAGGTTCACCAAAGCTGAACGCCTGTGCTTGATTCCCCGTAGAAAGTGCGGTTGATTTTTTTGATTTTTTGCTCATTTGGTAATCCTATTCAAAAGTGAAAATGGTTGATTGGTTACTTGACACATCGCCGTTTAAACCATAAGGCACATTTAAAATGCAGTTCATAATTGCCCATGATAAGTCGCCGTGGCTTGCATCTTCTGAACGGTCAGATACATAAGTAATCTTCCCTGTTCCGGTAATACGTTTTTTGACTGTCATAAAACTGGTGATGATTTCGTTTCCATCAAATTTAAGGCGGCGTTTCTGAATTAAGTTTTGCGTTTTTAATACCATCTCATTTTTTAAATCAGCGTTGTAATCAAGACCGATTGCCATTGGATAGAATTTTTTAACTTCTTGGAATACGCCCGAACCCATCCCCGTTTTATCAATCACAATGCGGGTGACATTGTAATCATCACAGAAACTTTTAATTCTGCTCGCTTGTGCTTCATAATCCATGCCGTGAAATGTTTGCCAATGCAAAACACGATAATCACCGCCTTCCACTTTAGGCGGGGCAATAATCGCCAATGCTGCACGGTCGCCAGTAAAGGCGGGGTCATAACCTAACCACACTTCACGATTACCAAATGGACGTTGATAAAATGGCTTGTAATCGAGCCATTCTTCTAAGCTGTCCACTTGGCAAAGTTGCAAGTCGGCAAATTTAAACGCCGACGTGTTATCATCCGCAAACTGGCATAAAAACAACTGTTCAAATTCTTCTTTGCTGTTTTCTGCGATCAGGTCGTCTATATTAAATAGGTTGCACCCACCTTCCATCGCATCATTAATGGTAACAATCTGCTTCCATTGGCGGTCAGCACAAAGTTTGCCGCTTTTTAAATTATCGTGCGAAATGTCAATTTCAACTTTGTCCGCCTTGGCCCGATTTTTATTAAATGCTTTTCCTGAGAAAAACGCATAAGCGGGATGCGCAATCGTGGTCGGCGTTGAAAAATACGTTTGGCGATACATCTTTTGCGCCGCCATACCTGACGCCACTTTACGCATCACATCAAATTTAGGCACCCAGAATACTTCGTCAAAATATAAATTGCCGTGATACGATTGAGCCGTGGCGGAGTTCGTGCCAAGGAAAATTAATTCTGCTCCATTTGGCAATTTGATTGTTTCGCCTTTTAAATCCACGTCCGCTGTTTGCTTGGCATAGTTAACGATGTAAGAACGGAACTGCAACGCCTGTTTTTTACTGGCAGACAAAAAGATTTGATTGTGTCCAGTCGTCAATGCATCAATAAAGGCTTCATGAGCGAAATAGTAAGTCGCCCCGATTTGTCGGCTTTTCAAAATATTTCTGATGCGGTTTTCTTTCGCTTTATGCCAAACACGCTGATAATTAAACATCCCATCAAGAAAGCCATTGATCAACAATTCTTCTTGTTCCTGATCAATGGCATTTTGTTCTGCTTTCTTCCGTTCGCCTTTGTTTCGATTGGCAAGTTTTGGATTTAAATCCACTTCATTGCCATCACCAAAAGAATATTTTTTCACTCTCGCCATGCGTTCCATTTGGCGACCAAGCAAATCAATTTCTTTATAGTCTGCGCCGCTTTTTTCTTCTTTGGCGATAAGCAAATTCAATCTTGTTTCTAGGGCTAATTCAACACGCCCAACAGGGGCGACATCATCCCATTTTTCGCGATCTTTCCAACTGGAAATCGTGGACGCTGCAATATCAAGCTGACGAGCAATTTCAGCGATTTTATAACCGCTAAAATACATCTGTTGTGCTTTTCGTTTTATTTCCGCCGTCACATCGGGCGAAGCTTGATTGATAACTTGTTCGTCCATTCATAATCCTTTCAATTTACAACCGCATAATAGAAAGGGGGCTGCCGTTAGTCTTTACAGCTCACCTGTGAACAGGAAAGCAACAAACACAACCCATAGACCGTAAAAATTAAACCTTTCAGAATAATGGCAATCTTTGAGCCAAACCAACCACAGAAAGGACAACCAATGGCAAAAAAATCTAAATGGGTAGTTGTCGCAACAGAAGGGGCAACAACTGACGGCCGCACAATTCAGCGCAACTGGATTGAAGAAATGGCCGAAAGTTACGATCCAAAAAACATCTACGGCGCACGCATCAATCTTGATCACATCAAATTCTCTATCTATCTCCCTGAACTTGCCAATGCTCACTGCTTTGGTGATGTCTTGGCCGTGAAAGCAGAAGAACGTGAAGATGGCAAGTTACAGCTTTTAGCCGAACTTCAACCAACTGATGCACTCATTGCCTTAAATAAAGAAGGTCAAAAAGTTTACACATCAGTTGAAATTGACACCAATTTTGCAGACACCGGCAAGGCATACTTGGTCGGTTTAGCCGTGACAGATAATCCGGCAAGCTTAGGCACAGAAATGTTAAGTTTCTCGCACAATGGTTTAAATGCCCGCAAATTAAAAGCGGAAAACATTTTCACCGCTGCCGTTGAAACGGAATTGGAATTTGTTGAAGAAGCAGAAAAAAGCCCATCTGTGTTAGAAAAAATCAAAGCGTTATTTGCGAAAAAAGAAAAATCGGATGATGAACGCTTTTCAGATCAATCCAGTGCCATTGAGCTTTTAGCCGAGCAACAAAAAGACATTTTGGAAAAATTGACCGCACTTCAAGGCGATTTTGCAAATCAACAAAGCTCCATTGAAGAAATGAAAGCGGGCAATGCCGAAATCCATGCAACGTTTGAAGAACTCAAACAAAAGCCGGCACAAGCCGAAAATTCACGCCCATTAGTTTATGGTGAAGAACCTGAAACTGACGGCCGCTTCTTTTAATTTATCTTAGGAAAAAACCAAATGAATAAATTTACCCAACAAAAATTCCAAGCTTACATTGCAGGCGTTGCACAAGATAACGGCGAAGATGTGGCATTTGTTGCAAATGGCGGGCAATTTACCGTCGAACCAACAATTCAACAAAAGCTTGAAAATGCAGTGCTTGAAAGCTCCGATTTCTTAAAACGCATCAACGTTGTGATGGTGCAAGACATGAAAGGTTCTGCATTGCGTTTAGGCGTACTTTCACCAGTTGCAAGCCGTACCGATACCAACACAAAAGCACGTGAAACAACGGACATCCACAGCTTGCAAGAAAACTTATATTCATGCGAACAAACCAACTTTGACACGCATTTAAACTATGCAACGTTAGACAGTTGGGCGAAATTCCCTGACTTTGCAGCACGTGTTGGCAAACTTAAAGCAGACCGAATTGCATTAGACCGCATCATGATCGGCTGGAACGGTACAAGCGTGGCTGCAACAACCAATCGCACAGCAAATCCATTATTGCAAGATGTGAACAAAGGTTGGTTGAATCAAATCGAAGATAAAGCAACCGCACGTGTCATGAAAGAAGCGAAAAGCGGTACAGGCAAAATCGAAATCGGTGCAGGCAAAGAATATAAAAATCTTGATGCATTAGTTTATGCACTGAAAGAAGATTTCATCCCTGACCAATACCGTGACGACACAAAACTTGTGGCGATTATGGGTAGCGACTTATTAGCGGACAAATACTTCCCGCTAATCAATCAAGATAAACCAACAGAACAAGCGGCAGGCGATATCATTATCAGCCAAAAACGTGTT